GATATTGACGACCCCACTCATCCTGAAGAAAGCCGTATAGGTTTTCTCAAGCGTGGCTTTCGCCACCATGAGGAATTAAACAGAGTGGTCGCTCCTTTAGAAAGGGCGTCTATGTCAAAAATGTTGTATGTTTACCGCTGTAAGACTGCGAGTAAAAGTCAACAAATGGTTACACACATTCAATCCTTGCAAACGTTTCTTAGAGAATGTTTCTTGCATGGGAGATCAATGTATGAAGATGCGCGATTAGCAATACTGCAGTTAACCAATGAACGTAATTATCCAGTATGTTTGGATGATTTCCCAACGTATGAAGTTTGTTTAGAAAAATTTGATACGTATACACACCGTAATTACAACCATGCCTTTTTAGTAATCCGAGAAGATGAAAAGGCCCGTATTGAATACGAAATAAGTCTACTCACACCCCAGGATGATCACGGAAATGACCATGCTGAGGATGTCGCTGATTTACCCTGTGAACAAAGGAAGAGTTTGCAGCAGGAATGCGCCATCCAGAATTTTCCAGAACCCAGGTGTAGCGGGGAGGAGATACCCTACATCACGGAACACCACTTCGGAAACTATAAGAACTTAAAGAGTTGTAACACTCAGAGTTACCGCGCGCCGTTAAGCGAATTATCGGCACTACGTCCAGAGGCAGGAGGAATGGAACCAACAATGAATTTTTGCGATTTATTATCAGTAACAACAGACATTGGTCATTCCTTGGACAATACAGCTACTGCTTCATCCGACCCCCTTGACTTGAATAATTTCTTGTCCAGACCCATTAAGTTATATGACTTTACATGGGCACCCGGAACAACTTTCGTCGAGGGCTTCAATCCGTGGACATCATTCTTCACAAACCCACGTGTGATAAATAGGATAACTAATTTCAAGCTATGCAGAGGTAACATGCACGTTAAGTTTGTTGTGAATGGATCCAAATTTCACTATGGTAGAGTACTTACATATTATACCCCATTACATCAGTCGTATGTAGGCACAGATATTGTTTCTAATCTCTCCATGCCTATACGGTCTATCATGCGTGCATCACAACAACCATGCGTGTACTTGGACCCCTCAACAAATCAAGGTGC